CATTCAATCCTGGTGACTATGTTGTCGCTGAGGCATACGCAATTCTTGATCCAGAACAATACACAGAAGTGTATGACGATATGTGGTTGAAGAAATACGCTACTGCTCTTATCAAAAGACAGTGGGGCGAGAACATGAAGAAGTTTGGCGGTATTCAAATGCCAGGCGGTGTTACGCTCAACGGCGACAAGATATTCGAAGAGGCTATTACAGAGATTAATGCTATAGAAGACGAGATGCAATCTCGCTACGAATTACCTCCTTCGTTCTATGTAGGATAAGATCATGCCTACAAACTTTTATTTTCAAAGTGGACTGACAAGCGGAACTACCAATGAACAGCGTCTTATCGAAGACCTTATCATTGAGAGCTTAAAAATCTACGGCCAAGATATCTACTATCTTCCACGAACACAAGTAGCAACTGATAATATCTTTGACGAAGATACATTGTCTCAGTTTAATCAAGCGTATCCTCTAGAAATGTATATTCAGAATGTCGATGGCTTCGAAGGCCAAGGCGAACTGTTTACAAAATTTGGTATTGAGATACGAGACCAAGCTACGTTTGTTCTATCTAAAAGAAGATGGGAGCAAATGGTACAGACTTCGGGCGGTGTATTCTCGCTAGAAGCAAGACCATCAGAGGGTGATCTACTATTCTTTCCTCTCACTGGCTCTATGCTTGAGATCAAACTCGTAGAGTTTCAAAATCCTTTCTATCAGTTAAGCAAGATCAATGTATTCAATCTACAGTGTGAAACCTTTGAATATTCTTCTGAGGTTATTAACACTGGCGTTGCTGTTATAGATAACATATACGCAGAACAAAACATCGATATGTTCTTGTATCAGTTCTTGTTGGAAGACGGTACACTTCTATTACAAGAAGATGGCACTTCTATTATTCTAGAAGACTATGCGCTTACTAAGTCTACAGAAAGAACTGATAATACAGATTTCATTTTAGAAAATGAAGCTGACGATATTATAGATTTCTCTGAAATCAATCCGTTTGGAGAAATAGGTTAATGTTTAAAAATACTCAATTCTATCACGAACATGTTCGAAAAGCGATTGTTGCTTTCGGAATGATATTTAATAACATTCGTGTAGAAAGAAGAACTACAGCAGGTGAAATCGCACAAGTTATGCGAGTGCCTCTTGCGTATTCTACAAAACAGAAGTTCTTGTCTCGTATTGCATTGATTCCTGATGCAGAATCCCGTGGCGAAGTAGCAATTGTTTTGCCTCGTATGGGATTTGAGATTCAGCAGCTAACATATGATCCTTCTCGTAAAGTTTCTCCTATTCAAAGAAACAAAGCAGTCGGCGAAGGCGACAATACAAACACAGTAAGATCCTCTTATGTAGCGACACCATACAACATGTCGCTTGCTCTTTATGTTTTCGCAAAGAATCAAGAAGACGGGCTCAGAATTGTAGAACAGATACTGCCTTTTTTCAATCCTGATTTTAATATTACTGTCAACGAGATGCCTCAGCTTGGTATTAAGCGAGATATAAAAATTACACTCGATAACATAGACTATGATGATACATATGAAGGCGAGTTTGCTGACAGACAAAGTATTATCTGGACATTTAACTTCACAATGAGATTAAATTTCTACGGTCCTGTTGACAATGTAGGAGTCATTAAAGAATCTATTGCTAAATTGTACGAGAAAGATGACTTCTTAAATGTAAGAGTTAAGAGCACAGCTACAATAGGAAACGATGGTGTTATAGATAAAACATTAACGCCAGCAGATGAATATGAATATATAACTTCAATCTTAGAAAGTTTTGGTGATGAAATTGAATAATCCATTTGAAGAGTTAGACGCTACGTTTAACACAAAAGACAAGACAAAGGCTCTTGAGAGCAATCTAAAACAAACACGAGAAGAGAATAATCTTCCTGTGCCTCTTGCAAACGCAGAACAAGAGTTAGAAGATGACTTTCAAGAAGCTAGAGATATTTTGAAAAGAACTGCCGAATATAGCGAAGAAGCTATAAAAGGAATGCTTCACATTGCAAGAAACAGTGACCAGCCTAGAGCATACGAAGTAGCAGGTCAGCTTATCAAAGCATTACAAGATAATGCAAATGCTATGATGGACGTACAAGACAAAGCAAAGAAAGTCAAGGGCGAAGAAGTTAAATCAAATACAACAAGTGGTGTTACTAATAACAATATGTTTGTTGGCAGTACTAAAGATTTGCTACGAGCACTAAAAGCTGAACAAGTAATAGATCATGAGTGAAGAAACTTCCTATCACGGAAATCCTAATCTAAAATCTATTGGACATAAGCACGACTTTACTCAAGAACAAATTAAAGAGTATTTGAAATGCCAAGATGATCCAATATATTTTATTGAGAACTATTGTCATATTGTGACACTAGATAATGGTCTACAGCTATTCAAACTGTATGATTGTCAAAAAATAAAAGTTGATATTATTGTCAACGAACGCAAAGTTATTCTGATGGAAGGCAGACAGCAAGGCAAGACTGTTACTGCTGCTGCTTGTATTCTTCACTACACGATATTTAATGCTGATAAAACTGTTGCTATCATGGCAAACAAAACAGCATCAGCAAGAGAAGTACTTCTTCGTTATCAAACCATGTACGAGAACTTGCCTATATGGATGCAGCAAGGCGTAAAGACATGGAACAAAGGTGATGTTGAGTTAGAAAATAACTGTAGAGTATTTACAGCAGCGACAACGACATCTGGTATTCGTGGTAAGTCTGTAAACTGGCTATACATTGACGAAGCGGCAATTATTCCAAACAATGTTGCCGACGAATTTTTCGCATCTGTATATCCTACAATTTCTGCGGGCGAAACAACAAAGATTCTACTCACTTCAACTCCTCTTGGTTACAATCACTTCTGGAAGTTCTGGAATGAGGCAGAGAAAGGCACGAATGGATTCGTTAGTCACTTTATTCCTTATACTGATATTCCAGGCAGAGATGAGGCATGGGCAGAACAGCAACTAAAACTTCTCGGTGAACTAAAGTTTACACAAGAAGTATTGTGTGACTTCTTAGGGTCATCGAACACTTTAATCAACGCTAGAACTATTGCAGCACTTAGCTCTAAAGATGTTCTTTACGACAATCCTGAAGGCAACGGTGTTGATATATATGAAGATCCACAAGAAAATCATTATTATTGTATTACAGTAGACACTGCCAGAGGTATAGGTGGTGACTATTCAGCATTTGTTGTTTTTGATATTACAGAAATGCCGTACAAGGTAGTAGCTAAGTATCGAAACAACAAAATTGCCCCTATGCTATATCCAAATGTTATAGCAAAAGTCGGGCAAGATTATAATAACGCTTTTGTTCTTATTGAGAACAATGATATAGGCGGTCAAGTAGTAGAGATATTACACGAAGAAATAGAATACGACAATATCTTTAGTACAGTGACAGAAAAATCTAGACAGTATGTATCGCCAGGCTTTGGTAAGTCTACAAGACTCGGCGTTAATACATCTAAACAAGTAAAGAGACAAGGTTGTTTCAACTTCAAGTCTCTTATGGAAGAAAAGAAACTCTTAGTTTTTGATGCTGATATTATCAGTGAAATATCTACATTTGTTGAAAAGGGAAACACTTATCAAGCAGATGAAGGATACAATGACGACTGTGTTATGTGTATGGTTCTCTTCGGTTGGTTGTCTACGATGCCATTCTTTAAAGAATTGGTAGATGTTAATACCAGAGAAGGACTTTACAAACAGGAAATGCAGAGTATTACACAGAATCTTACTCCTTTTGTAATGAGAAAGAGCAATGAAGAGCCTGAAGCATGGGTAGCAGGTGGAGATTACTGGTTAATGGATGATGAGTATAGCAAAAGATTGAAAGAGTCTAAGTTCAAATATTAAAAGTTATAAATAATCTAAGAAAACAAGAACAATATTGTTGTCTGATTTTTTAACGAGGAGAATAAATATGGCTTTTCAGCTATCACCTGGAGTCCAGGTAACAGAGAGAGACCTCACTTCAGTAGTTCCTGCCGTTGGTACCTCAATTGGTGGCACTGCAGGAATATTTCAGTGGGGACCCGCCGAACAAATTGCTACTATCAGTTCTGAGAATGAACTAGCAAAACAATTCGGCAAACCATCCACTAACGGTACTGACTACAGAACTTGGCTCTCAGCAGCTTCTTTCTTAGCGTACACTAGCACATTGAAAGTAGTAAGAGCAGTTAATGCAGCATCGCTAAATGCAACTTCTGGCGTTGATGGTGCTGCTGCTACTGGCGCACTTATCAAGAATGACGTTGACCACGATCAGAAATTCAGTTCAGGCGGTCAAGGCGATGGTATGTGGGCTGCTAAGTGGCCAGGCGCTATTGGCAACTCACTAAAAGTTTCTTTTGCTGATTCATCTGACTATGCAACTTGGACGTATAAAGATAAGTTTGATTATGCTCCAAGTGCATCTACTTACGTATCAACAGCGGGCGGAAGTGTAGACGAACTTCACATCATCGTAATCGATGAAGAAGGATTGTTCTCTGGAGTTCCTGGAACAATTCTAGAAAAGTTTGCTGGTGTATCTAAAGCATCTGATGCCAAAGATTCAATTGGTCGTACAAACTTCTATAAGAATGTAATCAATCAAAGATCCGAGTACATCTGGTGGACAGATCATCCAGATGCTGTAAACAACTGGGGTTCTTTAGCAGCAAGCACGACATTTGATAGCAATCATACTAGTGCCGAAGCTACTGTTTCTCTAGCAGCTGGTGCAGATGGCACTATTTCTGACGCTGACAAGCAACGAGCATTCCTCTTGTTTGCAAATGACGAGTTAGTAGATGTCAATCTCATCTTTGTTGGCGATGCGTCTATTCAGGTTGGTTTACATGCAATTGACAACATTGCAGAAAAGCGCAAAGATTGTATGGTATTCGTTTCACCACAAGCTGCTTCAGTAGTAGACAACTCGGCTTCTGTTGGTGCTGAAGCTACTGCGATTGTTGCTGACGTTGCTCAATATACTACTAGAAGTTCTTTTGCAGTAATGGATTCAGGCTACAAGTACATGTATAACAGATACACAGATCAGTTCGTATTCGTTCCTTGTAACGGCGACACTGCTGGTGTTTGTGCTAATACTGATACTGTTGCTGATCCTTGGTTCTCTCCTGCAGGCTACAATCGTGGTGCAATCAAGAATGCAGTCAGATTAGCATACTCTCCAAACAAGACTGACCGAGATACTCTTTACAAAGCAGGTGTTAACCCAATTGTTGGTTTCCCTGGTTCAGGTATCGTATTGTTTGGCGACAAAACTATGCTTGAGAAGCCAAGCGCATTCGATAGAATTAATGTTCGCAGATTGTTTATTGTTCTTGAAAAAGCTA